GTCGAGCTGCTGGCCGGCGATATCGCCCGCGCCATCGACAACTACATCCTGAACGACGCGAGCAACGGCATCGCCGCGCTGAGCTTCTCCACCGGCACCGACCAGATCGTGAACACCGCCGGCTACACCTACGGCGACGTGTGCGACCTGATCGCCCTGCTGCCCGCGGCCTATGACGCCGAAGCGAAGTTCCTGGTCAACAAGCGGACCCTGTACGGCACGATCGCGCAGATCGTCGACTCCGTCGGCAATCCGATCTTCGTGCCGGACACCATTTCCGGTGTGGGCGGCCGCCTGATGGGCTATCCCGTCATCGTGGACGATTACGTATCCACGGACGACGGAGCGCTGTACCTGGGCAAATGGACGGACGTCGTCGGCAACCTGCCGGAAGACATCCATGTGGACCGCGACGAATCCGCCGGATTCACCAGCAACAGCGTCATGTACCGCGGCATCGCCGTGTTCGACAGCAAGCCCGCCAAGGCTGACGCCATCGTCCGCCTGGTGAACACTCCCGGCGCCTGATAACGGTACTCCGGCGACGGCCTGAGTATATGCCGGAGCGGGTTAGTCCCCCTTTCCCGCTCCGGCGCTTTCCATAAAAGGGGGAAGAAAAGGGGGAACGCATGAAAACGATCATTGCGGTGCCGTGCATGGACACGGTGCAGACGGAATTCTGCCAGAGCCTGGCAAAACTTCAGCGCGTCGGGAGCGTGGAACACGAGTTCACATCCTGCTCGCTGGTCTACAAGGCGCGGAACGACCTGGGCCGCCTGGCGGCAAAGGGAGACAGCGACTTTGTGCTGTGGCTCGACAGCGACGTGATCTTTCCGGCCAGCCTGCTGGCGGACATGATCGCGGACATGGGGAACCGGGACATTGTGACCGGGATCTACCACATGCGCCGTCCGCCGTTCCTGCCGGTGATCTGGAAAACGCTGACCCAGGGGCTGACGCCGGAGGAAAACGTGAGCGAAGTCGCGATCGAATACCCGGCGGACGAGATCTTCGAGGTGGACGCGTGCGGATTCGGCTGCGTGATGATGCGGACCGAAGTGCTGCGCGTCGTGATGGACAAGTATCACGACCTGTTCGCCCCGCTGCCGGGATACGGCGAGGACCTGAGCTTCTGCATCAGGGCCCGGGGATGCGGGTACAAAATCCACTGCGATCCGCGGATCCAGATCGGCCACAAGGCCGGCACCATTGTAACCAAAGACACGTTTGAGGCGTACCGGCAGAAGGTCGGGGGTGATCTGCTGTGAAGCGGATCCTGATCACCGCACCTTTGAAACAGGACCCCAGGATTTTTAACGAATACCAGGACGCGCTGGACAGGCTGATCATCCCGGAAGGCTTCGAGGCCGACCGGTTTTTTGTTGTGAACGACTGTCCGGAAGTGATTCCGCATATCCGGAAGGCGCGGTACATCGTGCACGACTCAGATCCGGAGGACGTGCAGACGGAGCGGCACAACTGGCAGGGGAACGTCCTCCGCCGGATGTGCGATATGCGGAACATGACCATCATCATGGCGCTGAAGGGCGGATACGACTACTGGCTCTCAGCTGACACCGACCTGATCCTGAACAGGCACACGCTGGAGTGGCTGCTTGGCGCGGACAGGGACATCATCAGCGAGATCTTCTGGACGAAGGGACAGCAGGGCCTGTGGTGCAACGCCTGGATGTACGACGACGGGGACGTGGACAACATGTGGCCCCTGTGGCAAAGGCCCGGGCTGTATGAAGTCGGCGGTACCGGCGCGCTGATGCTGGTGAAGCGGAAGGTATTCGAGGCGGGCGTCGGGTACGCCAGGATTCCGAACATCCGGAGGGCGCTGACGGGCGAGGACCGGTTCTTCTGCGTGAGGGCGGCGTGCGCCGGCTTCGAGATGTGGATGGACACCCACGCGCCGGCGATGCACCTGTACGGGGAAGCGGAATACGAGACCTACATGAACACTTACAAACGAGGTGAGGACCATGCTGAGCGAGTGCAAGCTGGCGCTGAGGATCACGGCGTCGGTGTATGACGCGGAGCTGTGCTCCCTGATGGACGCAGCGGCGAAGGACCTGACGATCGCCGGCGTGCAGCTGCCGGGAACGGTATCGTTCGCAATGACCCAGCGCGGGATCAGCGACACGAGCACCCTGACGGACGCGCTCTGCCAGCGGGCGATCTTCACGTATGTGCGGATGAACTTCGGCAGCCCGGACGATTTCGACCGGCTGCGGGAATCATACGCGGCGCAGAAGGTGCAGCTGATGCACGCGACCGGATACACCGACTACGGCGGGGAACCGGAACCGGAGGAGGAGGCGGACGGCGATGGTGAGGGCTGACGTGATCGGCCTGGTGGCCGAAACCAGAAGCGCCCACGGCGTCCACGAAGCCATTACGGAAAGCGTGCGGGAAGTACCGGCGGAGATCCGGAGCGTGACCCGCAGCGAGTATTACAACGCGCTGAACGCGGGCGTGCAGCCGGAGCTGGTATTCAAGCTGGCGCTGGACGCGGATTACCAGGGCGAACATTTTCTCCGGTACGGAGGAAAGCGCTGGCGGATCGTCAGGACCTACCTGACCAACGACGGCGGGATCGAGATTACCGCGGAGAGGAGTGACGAAAATGGCACGGACCCGGAGCCTGAAGAAGACGGCGCAGACAGTTAAGGTGGACGCGATCGACGAGATCGTGGGCAAGCTGAACGAGATCAGCGGGATTGAATTCGTCCGCGACGCGTGGGTGAACAAGGCGCCGGACAATTACGGCGTGGTGGAGCTCCCGGGCGAGGCGAGGCAGCTCTGGGCGGACGGCCATTTGCTGGACTCCATCTGGATGGTGCGGATCACCGCGTACGTCACCGACGGCGGGGACGACCTGGTCAGCGACGTCAACGACAAACTGGACGAGCTGGAAGCGGACGGAAAGATCGAGCTCACGCACACCATCGGCCGGAACTTCAACTACGACGTGGGGAAGGTCGAATGGGTGTGGACGGTCTACCTGAGCGGAGAGCTGATCCGGGAGGAACCGGCGCCGGAACCTCCGGCGGGAAGTGATTCCAATGGCGAAGGTTGAGTTCGACATGGGTATCTTCGGGGAACAGCTGGAACAGCTGGGCAGCCGGGAGAACCTGCGGAGGATCCTGCAGGCCGGCAGCGCGGCGGCGGTGGAAGACCTGAAGAAAAGCACGGCGGAACACCGGCACGTGGTCACCGGAGAGATGATGGCGGCCATCGGCCCCGGACCGGTCCATGAGGACCTGGGACGGGCCTGGCAGTACGTTTATCCCGGCGGCGGCAGCGGGCAGGACAAAGATCTGGCCGTGATCGCCTACGTGATCAACTACGGCTACGGCGGAAAGCGGACGAAAAAGACCGGCGACAGGTTTCTGACGGGACACCAAGACACACTGGACGAAGCGGTCGGCCGGGCCATGGAGGCGGAGGCCGAACGCATCAAAAACGACATCATGAGGTGAAAGATTATGGCGAAAATCGGTATCAAGGGACTGGTATATGCTCCCTATTCCAGCGGCGGCGACGGCAGCTCCATCGTGTACACCGGCGGCGCGCTGCTGGCGGACTACATGATCCGGGCGGACCTGACGGAGAACCGGGACGACGTCAAGTTCTACGCGGACGACCACCAGATCGACGCGGAGAACGAGATGACCGGCGTGAGCATCAGCCTGGAGCTGAGCAACCTGACGGACACGCTGGAGAAGGCCCTGCTGGGCTACACGGACGGCACCGGCGGCGAGCTGAACGCCACGAGCAAGGATTCCCCGTTCGTGGGCGTCGGCTTCACGCGGAAGGAGCGCTTCAAGGGCGCCGTGACCTACCACGGCTACTGGATCTACAAGGTCCAGTTCTCCAAGGACAGCGACTCCACCCAGACCAAGGGCGAGAGCATCGACTTCCAGACGGAGAGCCTGAGCGGCAACGGCATGGGCGTGCAGCTGTCCTCCGGCGGCGACACGATCTACTACAGCCACATCCGGAACACGGTGGAATCCTCCGTGACCGCCTGGCTGAAGGGGAAGGCCGGGATTTCCTGACTGAGACACGGGGGCGGGGGTGAGAAACCTCCGCCTCCGGATTTTTTTGCATGACAAGGGGGAAAAGAAAATGGTGAAACTGAAGATCGGCGACCGGGAATACGGGATGTACCTGGACCTGGAAGCCATGGAACAGATCCAGGAAGAGTTCGGCAACATGAAGGATATCTTCGACAAGCTGAAGCAGAACGACATCCGGACGATCAAGAAACTGTTTAAAATCCTCGCCAACGCGGCGCTGACATACGAAGGGAAGGAAGCGACCGTGACGGGGAACGAGCTCAACGTGCTGAAGGTCGCCGCGGTGAAGGGGATCAGCAAGGCGTTCGAGCGGGCCATCGAGGAAGGCATGAAATCGGAAACAACCGGCGGCGCGGAAGCCGACGACGAAGTATACGACGTTTACCTGGCGGAACTGGAAAAAAACGCGTAGACCGGCGTGAGACGCGGGTCCGGGAGTATTACGGATACGCGCTCATCGCCGGGATCCCCGTCAACGAGGCGAAATTCATGACGCCCGGGTTTATCCAGGACATGTACAAGATCCGGGCGCAGTACGACATCCGCGTCAACGGCGGAAAAGTCAAACGAAGAAAATTGGGTCTGTGAGGTGAAACGGGTGC